TCCCTGAACTCATAGATTTGATTGAGGGAGAAAACCGCGATGAAATAGAGCAGAGCATCGCAAGTTTGAAAGATAAATCTGCTCGAATTCTCGACTCTGCTGCACAGGCTATGTCCAGTGCACGTAGGGAAATGGCAGGAACACGTATTACGTCTCCTGCATCAGGACCTCTGGACACAGATTCGGACCAACGTTCGTACTCACCCGATGCAATTCGGGACATGTCATTGTCGGACTATGCGAAGCACAGAGCCAAACTACTTGGCGAAGCATCAAGCAACCGCGGTAAGGGACTGTTCGGGTAACACCAAACATCTATCCATCTAACAGGAAAGGACTGATTCCAAAATGGCATCAGCAATTACTGGCTCATCAGAGTTGGCAGCAGCACCTACGGCTTATTCAGGTACTAACACCGCTCTCTCAACAGCCATTCAGACCATCTGGTCAAAAGAAATCCTGTTCCAGGCGATGCCTATTCTTCGCTTTGAGCAGTTTGCAGTAAAGAAGACCGAACTAGGAGTTGCTCCTGGTCTTCGCGTTAACTTCCTCCGCTACAAGAACTTTGCTGTAGACCCAACACCACTTACAGAAGGTGTACGTCTTACAACAAACGCTCTAACAGCAGAGCAAATCGCAATCACAGTAGCAGAGCATGGTTACGCAGTAGCCGTTTCTGAACTACTTCTAAACGCTTCATTCGATGACGTAATGGCTTCTGCCTCACGTCTACTAGGTCGTCACATGGCGCAATACCTAGATGTACAAGCACGTAACACACTCGGTGCTGCAACTTCTGCAGTATTCGGTTACGACCGCTCAGCCATCACAGGTGGTGCATTCACTAACTACGACGAGGGAACTGTCGCAGCAAACCTTGCTGGCGTTACAGCAGCCCACAAGTTGACAACAGCATCTGTTAAGGACGCTGCTTTGACACTTGCTTCAAAGAACATTCCTCGCTTAGGTGAGACTTATGTAATGTTCATCAATCCAAAGCAGTCACGTGACATTCGTTCAAACCCAGAGTTTATCGAAGTTACAAAGTACGCTGCTCCAGGAAACTTCATGCTTGGTGAAATCGGTCGTCTATACGACGTAGTATTCATCGAGACAACTCAGGTTAAGAAGATTGCATCAGGAACTGCTGTTAACTACAGCAGCATCATTGGTGCACCTGCTGACCAGACTGAAGTTCCAGTAAAGGCTAACACTGGCCCAGGAACTGGTGGAAATCCAGAAAACCCAGGACAGTCTGCTCCTTCAGGAACAACAGCAACTGATGTCTACGAATCAATCATGATTGGTGACAACGCATTCGGTCACGCTATTTCTCTTCCAGTTGAACTACGCGATGGTGGCGTTCTTGACTTCGGTCGTGAGCACGCACTTGCATGGTATGCAATTTGGGGACTTGGCGTTATCACAGACCAAGCAATTTGCAAGGTTTACACCGCTTAATTTAAAGCAGGTCGGAGAGCCTCATACTCCTTCTTTGAGGCTCTCCGACTACAAAAATATCGTTAGGAGAAAAACATCGTGGCAAATAAAGCAACAAGTCCGCTTGACGCAACAGGGCGTGCAGCAGAAGCAGCAACAAAGAAGAACGCAGAAGAGTTACGCAAGAGACAGGACGAAATTTCTGTCAGCGTGCAATTAGAGCGAGAGAGTCTGGAACGGGACGTATTCGACCCAAAGAAACCAGACGCACCAATTGTTCTAGACGAAATTCAAGAAGTTGGCGTATCACTAGCAAATGACAAGGTAATCATCCGTACCATTACAGACATCGATGAGATGACTTATGGAGTTGGAAATACTTTCTCATTTAAGGCTGGGGTTAAATACTCAGTCACTCGTGACTTAGCAGACTATTTGGAAGGTCTAGGGTATATCTGGCGACCTAACTAAGTCGTCAACAGTTGTACGCCTCACTCTAGTTTCCGCCCTCCTCCTAGAGTGAGGCGTACCCTTTTTGTGCTGACCAAATAGCAATACTTCGAGATTATTAGCACGAGGACGTAGATACGATGGAGGATTCATGGCTAACGTACAAAGTCTAGTTGACCTAGTACGTACCGAACTTGGCGATACTTCCAAGTCTTTTGTCATGCAATTTGTGGCTGATGGAACTACTAATAGATTCACGCTACATTACGCACCTCTAGATGCAACAGGTATTTTTGTTACCTTTGATGGAGTAGACGTTTCCGACGATTGTTCGATTGAAGAATCCACAGGGGTTCTAGTTACAGATAACGTTCCAGTAGATGGCGTTCAAATTACCGTATCAGGTAATTACTTTAGATATTTTACAACCGCAGAAATTACTCAGTTTGTTGAGACGGCTGTTTTACAGCACACAAACAATAGTCAAGACTCTTTAGGTCGCAATAAAACCTTAGCAAACCTTCCTTCTATTGACATCTACCCTGTGTCAATCCTTGCAACAACTCACGCTCTGTACACACTTGCTACAGACTCAGCCTTTGACATTAACGTCTTTGCTCCAGACGGTGTGACCATTCCACGTTCTGAGCGTTACCGTCAGTTAATGGACATGATTCAAGCCCGTAAAGACCAGTATAAAGAACTTTGCACCCTTCTTGGTCTTGGCATGTACCGCATTGAAGTCTTTTCTTTCCGCAGAATTTCCAAAGCCACAAATCATTACGTTCCTCTATACCGACCACAGGAGGTGGACGATTACTCATATCCAGAACGAATTGAACTCCCACGACCAGATTACGGAGACAAACCCTCAGAACGTCCTTATGACTCTGTGGACCTCACCGCTTATCAAGATGTGGCTTTCACCTACTCCCTACCTTATACGGGTCAACTCGTTACTGCGGGCGTTGTTGCGAACATAAGGTGGAAGGCTGGAGTACTTCAGTCCCACATGCCATTTACAGTTTCGGTCACATCAACTTCAAATACCAGTCATACTATTACTTTGAGTTTAACAAAAGACGAAACAAAGAGGCTTGCACAAAGAATGTATTGGGATGTCGAAGTTGTAAATGACGACGGCACTAGAAACACTTATAAGGCTGGTAAATTGTTTACAGTTCGGGAGGTTACTACATAATGCCTATTAATCCGAACAGTCCTAAGTATCCAGAGATTGACCCAACTTTACTTCCTGGTGTTCCAGGACAACGTGGACTTGCTGGACCTACTGGTCCTATTGGTCCATCTGGACCAACTGGTCCTGCAGGTTCTGCATCTGCAACTGGTGCAACAGGTCCAACAGGACCAACTGGTAGCGGTTCAACTGGACCAACAGGTTCAACAGGACCTCGTGGTGTTGAAGGTGTAACTGGACCTACTGGTTCTACTGGACCTCGTGGTCCTGCAGGTGAACAAGGTGACTTAGGTCCAACAGGTGCACAAGGAAATATTGGTGCAACAGGACCAACTGGTTCACAAGGTTTAATCGGACCTACTGGTGCAACTGGTAGTGCTGGTGTTATCGGTGTTGATGGTGCTACTGGACCAACAGGTGCTACAGGTGTAACTGGTCCTACGGGTGCAACAGGTGCAGCCTCGACAGTTACTGGTCCAACAGGTGCAGTTGGTGCTACTGGTCCAACTGGTGCTGCTTCTACAGTTACTGGTCCAACTGGTGCAACTGGTATTCAAGGTGAACAAGGTATTCAAGGTGCACAAGGTGTTACAGGTCCTACAGGTGCAGTCGGTCCTACTGGAGCAACGGGTCCTGTATCAACACAACCTTCAACTGTTCCTGGTCCTACAGGTGCTACAGGACCTGCAGGTGCTGCAACAGTAATCAAGGGTGAGTATTCAGACATTGGAACTCTTCGTATTGCACAACCAACTGGTGCAATTGGTGACTCTTATCTTTTAACAAATGGTGACCTTTGCGTTTGGAACCCAACTCTTGCTGATTGGCAAAATGTTGGAAACATTCAAGGTGTACAAGGACCACAAGGTATTCAAGGACCTACAGGACCTACTGGTGCTGCTTCAAATGTAACTGGACCAACTGGTGCAGTAGGAGATGTTGGACCTACAGGACCTACTGGTGCACAATCGAATGTAACAGGACCAACGGGTGGTCAAGGACCTACAGGACCTACAGGTGCAACTGGTGCTGCTTCAACTGTCACAGGTCCAACAGGACCGTTAGGACCTACAGGTCCAACTGGTGCACAGGGAACATCTATCAATGTTCTAGGTGTTGTATCAACTACAGGCGACCTACCAACTGGACCAACAGGTAATACTTCTGGTGATGCGTACGTTGTTAGTGCAAATAGTAATATTTACATTTGGAACGGTACTGCTTGGGTTTCTGGTGGTCCATTCGTTGGACCAACTGGACCAACGGGAGCAACTGGTCCACAAGTAACTGGTCCTACTGGACCAATGGGTCCACGTAATGGCACTACCTTTGTAATTACAAACAACGGAACCAATGATGCTTATTTAGTTGCAGATATTGCGGGAAATACTCCTGCTCTTACCGTAGTTCGTGGCGAGACATACTACTTTGATTTATCTGGGTTAAATATTAATGACCCACTAGCACTTCGCTTAACAGAAAATAACACAGCAACTGTTCCAGGAACTACAAATAATAATCCTGTTGCGGGTGTTTACGGCGGAGATGCACAAAACCTGATTACTTATGTTGTCCCACTTAACGCTCCATCAAACATTGTTTATCAAAGCGTTACAAGTGCTGGACAAATTGGTGTTATTAATATCTTTGATAAAAAGGGTGAGACTGGTCCAACTGGTCCACTAGGTCCAACTGGACCAACTGGTGCTCAATCAACTGTCACTGGACCAACAGGTCCTACAGGTCCAACAGGTCCTACAGGTCCTGTCGGTAGATTTACTGCAACAGGTCCAACTGCACCAGATACTGCAGTTGCATCTGCAGGAGATGGTTGGTTTAACACACAAACGGCAAAAACTTATGTATTCTTTCAAGGTGCGTGGGTAGAAGTTGCTTCAGGCAATATTGGTCCTACTGGACCGCAAGGTTTCGTTGGAAGTTTAGCAATCTCTACGTCATGGTGGTTCGGAATATGATTCAGAAAGGCAGCAACTAATGCCAGGATTTTTAGGCGGTA